ACATTAAACTTAGAAAATTTAGTAAAGAGAACTTCTCGAAGGTCATGACGCGTCTCTGCCTCAAACTCCTCAAAAGTCTTCCAAAAACGTTCTCCAGTTACTGCGTAGGTAGAAGCCCACGCTAAGAAAACAAAAGACTCTTCATCTGCTTTTCTCTCTTGAGAGAGATAAAGAAAATTCTGAACCTTAATTTGGAGCTCATCTACTTGTCCCTGAAGACGATCTATATTTTCCCGGATTTGATCTTGTCGTGCAGCAATTGCAGTCTTTTCCAAAACAGCTTCTTGAGCTTCGATCCGATCTTGTAAATCTTTTAACTTGTCCTTGTCTTCCTGGGTAGTTACTCTTTCAGAGAGTACGTTCGCCTCTTCTAAAGTAGGAAGACCTTCGTTTTGCGCATCAATTAAAGCTTTTTCTCGCATGTAACGACTGAGCAATAAATCCTGCGCTTTAGGAAAAGAAAATATTACAAATTCTACACCATGGGAATGTTCTAACTTTGTTAAACATTTGTTAGAAATTACAGATTCCAGAAGAGCCTCTATTTCCTGAAAAGAAAGCTCTTCAATCATTAATCATCCTTAGAGATTTCTTCTTCTACTGGTGTCTTAGTTACTGGTGTCTTAGTTTTTTTTGGACGTCCCCTCTTTTTAGGAGCAGGCTTATCTTCTTTAGACTTAACAGGTGTCTTCTTTTTTCTAGGAGCACGTTTCTTTTTCGGAACATCTTCAACCACATCAACATCAAGTTCTAATTCTTCTTCAGAAGATGCACCCTCCGCATTCTCTGCACGTGCAGATTCTATTGCACGTGTAAGTCTGGCTTGTGCAATTGCCCTCAAAGCGGATTGTTCAGGAGTATTTTCCAGAAAATTACTATCCAACCCTTGAATCCAGAGCATGACTTCAAACCGTGCTTTTACAGAGAGAGAGGAATTCTCCTCGTTCTGATATGCATCAAAATCTTCCCAAAGATAAGAACCATCTTCATGTTGAACAATGCGGGAGGTAAGATATTCGTTACGTGCATCATCTGCTAAATTCTCACAAGTATTTCCTAACGGACCATTGACTTGTTGATTTAAAGAAAACAACTCATCGCGAAGTCTAGCAACTTCAAGAGCTAGCCCCTCACACTCAAGCTCAGGAGCATCTTCTCGGAGATTCTCCAACTTAAAAAGCTCTGACGCAAGGCCTATTCTAGTGCTCTCCACCCTCTGCGCATACTCTTCGGAAAGAATACCCTTTTCTTTTAACACATCTATCATCTGCGCCTGAGTAAGAAACCCATCCACAATAGCTTGATTGTAAACTTTGGAATACTGCCAGTCAGATTTTCTTACAGCAGCACCACTTGGCTGTGCGATATAAAACGAAACCTCTTCGTCATCTACCTGTATCGTAAACTCACGTCTAGTGTCCAAAACATCTTTAGCGTTTTTGGCAGTTGCCATTATATACTTCTCCTTTTCCTTTATAGCTCTCTATCTGTTACTACTGAAGGTTGCTGTACTTTAATAACATCCTCGTTGGTAGGAACAAATAGCACCTGGTAATTAATGTCGATGGTTTTCTTAATATCCCGAACTGCATCATTCGCTGATCTAAGAACTTTAGACCGGACAATTCTATATCGCGCAGGATCACCTAATGCGACTTCAACAATGTTTAGAATTTCCTCGGCACCTCGGAGAACATTGACTTCCACCTCTCTCTTCAGTTTGGCTCTAGACCTTGCTAGAACAACGTCTTCCTTAGAATTCATTAATAATATCTCCCTTCCTTTTAATCCTATCCCTCCGGAAACCCGGAAGTCTTGTTACTACCCCAGGAAAAACCCAGAGCAGTAATTAAAACTGCCTTAATTAAACGATACGTGCTGCGATCGGATTAACTTCGAATCCAGGGGATGCCACAAAGTCACTAGTGTCTACTTCGCCAAGTAAGGCGAAAACTCTATTGGTGCCTCGGAAACCGTAAGTCTGAGTCGCATTTTCTCCAAGGGAGAGGTTATACGCCTCGTCGGTGATTCGAAGATCCTTCACAAGGATCGTCTTTAGTGCCCTTTCGCGATGTGTATTATCCTTCGTAGGAACTGAAGGAATATCCGTAGGTGAACCATCTGGATCACCGTCGGGATCATCACCCGCTCCATCATAATAAATGTAACGTAGACCTCGCTGGTAATATTCATCTCCAACCATCTCACGAGTCACAACACGTCGATGCGACCCGACTCCACCAGCTTCCTCATCGGTTTGCTGGTACATAAGTACCACAAGATCCAGACGAGTGTTGGCGGTCATGAAGTCAAAGATAGAAACTTCGTCAGTTGTCCCACCGACAATACCAGTCTTCTTAGAAGCAAAGGTAGCGTACTCGGTGAGATCGGACGCGGTAGTTTCCATCGTCACAGTAAATGGAATTGGTAAAGTTAGGGACCTATCATAAGGCCTTAGATGCGAGAGTTCGAAAAGAGGCTCACGAGTAAGATCTGCAGAAATAGTTACAGACTGTACTCGGAGAGCGATCTCACTGTCGAGAGAGAAACCAGGTGATAGAACATCCTTATCAATGAGGTAGATCTCAACTTGACCCTGTCGGACTGCTCCGACATCTTCTGGATTAGCAGAAGCGTCAATTTCGATCGGTGCAAAGTACTCGGCGTCACGACGCGTTCCCATTTTGCTCGTCGCGATGTCGCCTGATCGAGCAGACTGAGTAGCTGCCTGAAGATCACCATAAGCATTTGCATAAGAATTGGCTGCGTAAATAACAAACAGGATATCACCTGCCGCCTTTGCCACGCCCAGTAAATCACTGTTCGTGGTTAGATCGGTAGGCTCAAATAGTTCGTTAGTTGCAGAGTTGTATACATAAGACCCCGCGATCGCAACAGATCCTGCTTCGACACCAACTTCGAAAGAAGTTAGCTCAGATTTATCAAAATAGCGAACCGATGGGGTTCCCCAAACGTCGAATCGTAGGAACGCCAGCTGACCAGTAGAGCGAGTTGAGACCATTTGATTGGCGGGAGTTGCACTTCCATCCTCATCCAATCCAAGAAATACAGAGGTATCAGTCGCGTCGACCTTATAACCAGTACCACCTGTGGTACCGGTATTAGGATCCTGCTCAGGCGCTGACGAAGTATACACAAATTCCTCACTAGAAATAAATCTACCATCATTAGTAAACCAGAACTTAGAGTCAGTCTCTGCTCCGTAGTTTTCGGAAGCACTTGCCCCTGCAGAATACGTCCATTCAATAGAGTTGATGAACACGCGGGGGAGGTACATGGTCTGATCAATATTATCATCAGCAGACCCTAGAGAGCACTCGCTCTGGATGGGTGCCCAAATCTCAACAGCCGAACCAGTCTCGCAGCCGGAAAGACCAAAATCAGTTAAGGCAATACCATGGTAATAAGCAATATTTACTGCAGCATCTCCTAAACCACTAAGGACGGTCAAGTGACCGGACACAGAAGTTGCACTTCTATTTACAACTTCATCGAACTCAATGTTCGCGAGGTGATAAAGGTTAGACACAGAACCAAACTCGTTGGTTTCGAGAGTGACGGCAACTGTCGGGGAATCATCCACGACGTCGATAATCGTCAGCTGACCCATTTCGAAAATATCTTCGGAATTAAAGGTCGTAGTGGAGCCAAAGGTCATCACTCGATACAGTACATTACCATTTGCCCATACCGAATTACTTGGATATATGATACGGTTACGTCTTGCCATATCAAATCTTCCTCCTTTTACGAGAGTTTGTTTGTCACATCTTGGGGGATTATGTGTGACACCACCAAAGTGAGGCTACTCCGGTGGAAAAGTCCTATACCATACCTGGACGCTTCTGCGTCCGAACTTGTTACAGAGTGTTGAAATCCAAACCCATTCTGTAAGATTCTGCTACGAAGGTGACCTTGGAGCGCCACTGATTAAGATCACTCCACTCCTGTCTAAAACTGATAGGCTCCGCTTTTACATTACGAAAATAGAAAAGAGCATCATCGTTAGGACTAACTTGGAGGAGATCACCTGCCCATGTAGAGTTGTAGGTGCCATCATAATTTAAAGGCTCGCCTTGTCTGAAATCCAAGACGGCTAAGTGACGACTATAAAGAGCATCGTAAATAAATTCAGTAAGATCATCCCGCTCAGAGCTAGAGGTAGCGAAGACATGGATAATCATATTCCTTCGAGAAATTCTACCCGGTCCTATCTGATAAGGATCCTTCTTGTAAGTACCCATCTCCACCGCGACAACGGGACCTGGTGGCGGATCGGTGCCTGGCCATCCATCAACAACCGATACATAATTCTGACAAAAATCTACCGTGGTAGGAACCCCATCGGGAGTACTGTTACCACCGCCTGCTATAATAGCACCTTCGCGGTAGTTAATAGTATAATAAGAACTATCAATAGTTGCGGCACTTTCATTGTAAACCGTAACTCTAGTGGTCTGCTCCGTGGAGGGGACTGAGTTCAGTACACAGGAATCTTGTCCGTAAGAATCGAAGTAAACCCACCCCCTGCCCTCATCCATGAAGTTGGGAAGCCAGGTTATCTCTGCCTCAAAACGACCTTTATCCGTATTATAATTAAGAGGTACATTAACAACGTTTTCTACCCACCTCATGGGTAGGAGTACTCCTTTAAGCCAGTGCTGCAGCGACATGTCTTCCATTCTGGCTAGAGTTACCATTATAAACGTTTTCCCTCCTTTGAGAATTTGATTGCTTTGACAATAAATGGTTTTAGCTTAAATTCATTAAGCGCTTCGGTAAAAATATTCAATGGAGACATTCCTGAAAAGGGGTGCCTTACAGAATCAAACGAGACTATCTTGTCCCACCCCTCCTTATCAAACTCATCTCGACTGATCAAAAAACCCTCACCAAATCTACCAGGAGTTCCTGACGATCCTCTCTTCTGCGCATATAACTCAGGGCTAATAAAAGCCCAGTCTCCTAATAATCCTTCTAAATAAAAAACTAACCACTTCAATGGTTGGGAACTCTTCGGATCCCAATTATCATCTCCCGAATATCCTAAAAATTCCTTATCACCTAAACTAACTATAAGACCTTTGTCTGTGACTATCAAGTTGCGTTCGAGGTCTTCGTCAAGTTTTGCTTTAAATTCAGTTCTCCAATACGCAGGATTTGTAGGATCTTCAGGCATGCCACTCATTCTGTCCGAAAGACTATCATAACCATCCATTATTAGATCTATTAGATGAGGAAATGCTTCCGTACGTACCACAGTAACAATATTATGATGAATCAATTCTTGCTTGTCTTTTATTATTTTCTTTAAGCGACTCGAATCGATAGTTATATCTGCTTTAAAACCCATTATCTACCCCGCAAACGGCCGCGCTGGTCTAAAATATCAGACTGGCTCTTAATTCTTTTGCGAGGATCGTCATCCCTACTTAACTTGTCACCACTGCCATAATTACCACTTGTACGCTGACCTGCCTCGACCGTCTGCATCAACGTCTCACATACCGCATCTTCGTCACCCAAACCCCTAAGAAAAGGAGGTTTGAATTTAGACAGTTTAACATTGGTGTTAATGAAAAATACTTCATTGTTTAAAAGCAGCTCGTAATTACAAGGGAGTGTCTTAACAATCACCAAACTAACACCCTCTTTACCTACTGCTTCACTTTGAAAGGAACCCCTCCTACCTGTCTCAGAAAAAAAGTTAATCATCGCATTGATACATATCTCTTTATTGGTAAAAATCTGACCCTCACCAATACACACAGGACATCGCCCCTCACTAAAACTGATAGGAGTAATGGTACGAGAATCACTGGTTCCTGCGAAAATTATTATAGGAGAAATAAACGTGGAATCAAAAACATTAGAGGAATTTTTGTTAATGGAATCCCATATACAATTCGGACAATCTACAAACAGAGGACTTTCCTGAACCACAATTAGCTCTTGCGACAAGTCTGTAACCAATTGTTGGATTTTCCTTTTAAAATCCTTCTTCATTTTTCTGGTTACTAGTTTTTTAGGCACTAATCTACCCTAACACCAGTAATACTATATGAGGCTGCATAGCGAGCACACTCAACTAAGCGATCTATCTTCCGTTTAAGATCGGAAAGATCTTCGGTTCTAGAGCGAATCATTGCGCTGTTGTCGTAAGTAGTATCCCCATCGACAATTTTAAATGCGCCTTGGGATACTTCTCTAATTTCCCCTTCGAGTAGGAGGATTGCTGCCTGCATGATCCTCATCTCGGTAGTTATTCCATCCTCTGCAAGACCACAGGAAACTAATAAATTCCGTGCCCTGTCGTACGCCAACAAGATCTCACGATCCGAGAATCTAAAGTGGTTATAATATACATCTAAAGAGCCTGTAATGCACGGCCCAGTACCACTAAAAGAGAGATACCGGTAACCAATAACCTGAGGGTCATTGATATCGGTCTTTTCAATACCATTAAGTACCACCTTTTGAGGCCACGCCTTCCACTCATCCATCTCCCACGTACAACCCGCGGGATCTATCTGTGCGGCACACGCAGCATTGGACTGCGGATCCGCAGCTTCGTAAATATCCCTTTCAATGAGACCGCTGTCACCTACGGTAAGACGTATAGACTCTACGATTTCTCGATCATCATCGCTTAAAGCAATCTCGGGGGGATAGGTCGCGGTACTCTCAGGAACAGTATACTCAGAAAAAATACCAGTTTCCTGTGCGGGTTCTGAAAATACACTGGATACAAATGTATCACTATTGTAGTACTGCGCCTTATAATAAAGCGCTGGGGTACTAGACAGATCACAGTATGTAACTGATGCGCTTACATCAAGTTCAACAATCATACTATAGGGGCCGGATACGCCCGTGGCCCTAAAGATTCTTATCTTATCAAAAAGAGTAGATACAGCAGATGCAGAAGTCGCGGTTATTGTTAAAGTACCATTTACTATACTATCAATAACGGGCTTGAGAACTGACATGTATTAGAACCCCTCCCTGGATTAGTAGATCTCTTCTAACCTTCGCTGAACAAGCCTTCTATGCTCCTCTTTGTGGGAAAAATGATTGGCTAGCGTCAAAGCTTTCTTCAAAACCGAACGATCTTTTGTCTTAGTAATTAATGATTGTGCCTGGACTAAATCAGCTTCTATTATAGCACCTGCGGTTATATTTACTTTTTCTGATGCTTCTTTCTTTCTCTTAAGTTTCTTTCCGGCACCTCTGGGTGGAGAAACTTTACGTCTCTTAGGAACGGCAACAACTACTTCTGGTTCCCCTGACTTTACCTCAGGTACGGGTTCTTCCTTAAAGAAAAGTACCCCCTCTTCTTTGTAAAAACACCAACCTTCCTCAAAAAAATAATCATCTCTCAACCATTTTATAAAAGAAGGACCTGGTTTCTTACCACTTTTATCCCCTAAAGCGAGATACGCGGCATCGAAATAAAGAATACCGTTTACGGGTATTCCGTGCTGTGCTTTGAAAACCGCACGATTTGTTTCGTTCTTGATAAAACCTTTCATTTAATAACTCCTTTCCTTAACCTTTATCAGTATTAATGTGTGTAATTGAGTAATATTTATCTGTCCACTTATCGATTATATTGTGAATAATATTTGATAAACGATGTGTAATAACTGCTGTCAAGAAAAAACCTACTAACCCCAATCCTGTAAAAGGGAATATATGCTGTGATAAAATTGTCACACCAAACGCTACCCATACCGAAAAACAATAACCACATTTAAAAAGTTCTTCAACCCAATTCCCCAACCTAGACACTAATGCTCGGATAGGAGCAAACATCATAGACTTAACTACCAATTCAGTAATTGCCTCGGTAGCAAACGCCATAACGATTATGGAAAATATATAAAGTATCATTTAATTCTCCTATTCGTATATTACGGTCAAATCCATGGTTGCACTTAGGACTATTGTGAGACCGTTATCTAGTCTAAAATCAAACTCGATTGTCTTTTTGTTAGACGACCCCGTCTCCGTTGTAACAAGTAACACAATAGCTCCGGATCCTGCACCGTTATTATAAATAGTAAAAAAACCTGTGTCTGGGGTATTAACCGTAATACTGTGAAGCCACGTAGGATTACCAGTTTCCCTTATAACGTTAGTTCCGGAAGTTATATGAGCCCATTTTCGAGCATCTCTGTAGTCTAGACCTGCACCTGCTGTATGAACCATCATCAATTTTACCCCCTACTCGTAAGTTACTGAAAGTCTCAAGTTGGCACCCGTAACTACAATAGTAAGTCCTTTATCTAAATATACGCCAAAGGTAAACTGTTGTCTATTCTGGGCACCTGTATCGGTTATATTACTTAAAAATAAATCTTCAGCCACCGCAGAGGTGTTATCATAAACCGAAAAACTACCTGTATCTGTAACGGCTACTGTAATATAATGAAGGTACGCGGGATTACCATTACCTCTAAGAACATGAGTACCTGCAGCTAAACTTGCAAATTTCCTGGACTCTCTATATAGTAGGCTATCACTCATATACAACCAGGAAATCCGAGTCAGCTACGACAACTAGAGTCAAACCTGTATCCAATCTAACATCAAAAACATACGCACGTTTAGTAACTGAGTTTGCGGTCGTTTCCATCACCGCTACTACTTCTCCGGAACCTGCGCCGTTATTATAAATAGTTATGGTTCCATTGCCAGGATCACCTAATACTACACTGTGGAGCCAAGCAGATTGTCCTGTAGGTCTTAGAACGTAAGTTCCCGCTACGTCGAAATGCATCCATTTTTTTGCTTCTCTGTAGAGAGGACTACCAGTCATCGATTACTCCTTATTCATTCTTGGGCCAGAATCCGGCATGAAGCGGGGAGACTCCAGTTTTACCTAGGACAAACCGGACTCTGGCGATAGTTAAATTTTATTTCGTTCACCTTGATCCCGAAGGGAGGAGAGGCAAACACCCCCTCCTCCCAGGGATGAATGATTAGCTTCGATCGATAACACCAAGCTGGGTCATTCGAGAGTCGAGGAGAGCAAAACCTACCTCTTCCCAACCGAAGAATCCCTGCTTCTGCTGTCGAAGGAGAGTCGGGTCATCGTGCGCCTCGAACTCCTTTCGTACTGGCATGACAAGCGAATCATTAACAGAGAGATCGAATCCGTAGATCTGAGTCTCACCTGCAGTGGTAACGTTTCCGTTAGCGTCCACAGTGTTAATGTTCGTTGGGGTGTAGTCGTTAAAGTCACCGGAACCGTCTACCTGGAATACACCATACTGAGCACCGTTCTGGTTGATGTTGAATCTACCAGTAGCACCGAGCTGGAATACCTCATGAAGATTTACGTTCCAGATAGTACCCATACCCGCAGCGGTGAAAATTTCACGTCGGGTAATAGGATCAACCTGAGTATCAGTCCACTCACGAATGTCAGCGGCGTCCTCAGGAGAAATGTATAGGTCAGTAAGGGAACGTCTAGTTCTCTTCATTCCTACCATCATCAGATTCACAAGTTCCTTCGAGAGGAACTTCTCGCCGGTAGATCCGCCGGGAAGCTGATAAATAGGAGCATTGCGCGCGCCTAGAAGGCCCTGTCCTGCGAAGTTAGTAGTAGCACCGGGGATAATTACTCGCCATCCGGACTCCTCTTCGTAGTCTGCAATTGCTCGTGCTGCGTTTCGAGCTGCGCGCTCGGGGATGTCGATTCGGGAATCGCGTGCGTAAGTTACCTTCCAATCCGCGGATACGGAAATAGAAAAAGTAGGTACATACACTTCCTCACCTACACCCTCAATGAAGTTCTGTGCGATATATCCGAGACCCGGTAATACAAATACTGGGACATCGAAATCGTCAGCAACTGGATATACAGCCTGTGCACCGGGCGCCAATCGTTCAACAGCGAAAAGCTGCCGCATGATCGACGCATCCCGAATCTCCTGGAGAATCGGAACCGTAAGAGCCTGTGCAAATGCTTTGTATGCTTCAACACCCTCGGGAGTGTCGATAGCTGCAGTTGCGCGGAACATTTCCTGTAGCGTTGTTCTATCCATTAGATAGACCTCCTTTGGGTTTTATATTAGTAGTTTAATCCTCAGAGACGAACCTGCCGAAACAGCATCCGAGTCCAAAGAATTTTGTGCAACGGCAACAACGTTCTGAGTAGCAACGTCAATACCATTTTTTGAATCGAAATCAACAGCAGAGACACCATCGTCCATAGGGGTAACTCTACCTGCTTCGGTAACACCTAAAAGATCACCAAATGCGTAAGTGGCAGTCGTGTCATAAAACGTAGTGTCATACAGACCAAGATGGGCGACGCCTACCGGATCACCGGTAAATGCATCAGAACTACCCAGATCACCTGGGAGTCGGAAACCCGTGGGATGAGCCGAAGACTCAGCCTTCACGTTCTGCATGAGGAAACCATAAGGATATGTATCACTACCACTAACCACCATTACCTTTTCACTGGCGGATAGGGAGACAACTGCACCGGCGGTCGCAGTACTGCCCGAGTTCGAATCGTGCACCAAGAACTGGTTCTGTACCACCGCATCGCGGGGAATGAATACCATGTCTCATTTCCTCCTTATTCAGATTTTTGTTCGCCGTGCCTTTTGGCATAGCGTTCCTCCCATGCTTGGGCGAGCTCGTTCTTCATCGTGGGGTTAGCCACGATTTCCTGATCCATAGACTTAGCAATTGCATCACCTAGAGAAAGCTTCGTTGAAGCAGTCTCCTTTTGAAGCTCTTCCTCAACCTTTTCAGGTGTGGGTTCGGTTACCTCAGCGACCTCAGCCTTAGCAGAATTATCTACGGAGGCTCTTCGGTCTCGAGTTACCTGAGACATCTTTTCGGCAACATCACGTACTAAAGATACACACTTCTCGTCTTGTGGATCACAACCAAGGCTTTCAGCAATAGATGCAATTTCTACTTCTGCAAGTTCAACCTCAGAGTCTTCTCCTTCTTCTTCAGAAGAGGAGGTATACTTGCTCTTTAGAGCTACAAGTTCTCTCTTGTATGCTTCGAAATCTTCATCACTGAAGGCTCGAATCTTTGCATACTGACGCTTCGCCTCGTCACCCTCAAGGGCAACACCTTCATCTTCCAGGTCGGACATACGTCCGGCGGCGGTCTCTTCACGAGCCAGCGTCGCCAAGGCAGCCTCTGCCACCTCAGCTCGGCGCGATAGTGTTTCAATCTGCGCCTCAAGTTCAACAGTTCTCTCATTAGCCGCAACCTCTGCCTCAGATGGGGCAGTGGGGTCCAGCTTAGCAAGAGCTTCTTCGTACTCGGCAATCTTTACGTCCTTTGCCTCAAGGGCCGTTCGGAGCCTTTCAAAAGTTGCTCGCGCTTCTGTGAGCGCATCTTCAGCTTCAGTTCGTGCCTGCGCTTCTTCGCGAGAAGACAGCACATCATCCACCTTAGCCTGGACAGCGGTGTTGAACTCTTCAGGAGTCATTTCTAGTCCCTTATTCATGGTCGATCTTCCTCCTTTGGTAGAGTTTATATTGGCTTAAAAAGTTTCGTCCCCCAACGTAACTTGTTTATATGCCGTGGCGTGCTCTTTGGGTCACGCTTCCTCTCATCTACTCCGTAGCCTGTGTAAATCTCTCCTTGGTTTTAATCCAGTAAACCAAAAAACCTAAATCACAAAAATTATCAATCAGATTACTATGTGCAGTTAAGCAAGTCTAACCGCAATACCACTAGTAACCACTTCTACGTAAATACCTCCAATAGGTACACCACTTGCAGCAGCATCAGCTGGACCATTAGCAGTTAGAAGGTTATTTAAGGCAAGTTCCAGCCCAAGTTTACCATCGAGCCGATACAATTCTCCCGCAGGGGTCACTACAACGTTTTGTAGATCTGGCTTTGCCATGTTTGTATTTCCTCCTTAATTTTAGTTTATCACTTGTAAACTCATGAGTTAGTTATAAAAAATTCTATATTGTTTCGGGTGTTTTTACTCAGATACAAAGGGCATGCCAAAACAGATAATCTTTGCAATCCGTTCCCTCCTCTGCGGAGAGACACCTTGTGCTCTACATGATAAACACAGTGTCTTATCAAACAGAGCGACACCTCTAAAAGTTAATAAAATCAAACCATCCGTAGCGAAGGGCGAGATAAGCAAACCCTGCGACTGCAGCTGCTCCACTGAGATACCACTTAGCTACTCCATCCTTATTGGAAGGAAGAGCTGTTGGAGGAGCAGGGATCTCTAAAACTACATTTTTGATAGGGGCAGGGGGCGTGACTTTTACTCTTGGCTTACGTCCCTCTTCTATTGTCTTAATCGCTAACAACTTCGCTTCTGCAAGGTCTCGGAGCTCTTGCGCCCTACCAGATTTTACCAACTTCTTAGATTCAAACGCTGAGTCTGCTCGCTGCTTCGCGTCAGCTGCAATCTCTCGTAACCTATCTAATTCTGCTGACTGTGCATCTACCATACTATACT